TAGTGACGTAAAAATTAGTTTTTATATCTTCCCAATCTACACCAAGTTCAAAATTACAAGCAGAACAAGCACCACTTTTCATTGATATACTCATTGCACTTGTGATAGCAGCCATCGCATATAGGTCAAATCCCAGTGGATATAATTCTACTTTAAAATAAGACTGATTATAGTTTCCACTACCGTCTACACTATCATCCCAATTAGCAATAATATTTCCATTGTTATCGCATGGATTGATAGTTTTTAGTTCATCTATTGATTGACCATTATAAGTAGCACCAATAATGGTTGGCTTAATATCTAAAAATTCGTGTTTATCGTATACAGGTGAATCTACATTTATTTGATTAATATAAGTATGTGATTGGTCGCTTATAGCATCGTAATAATCAATTAAAACGGTATCTTTATTGTAACCTACCGCATAAGGATTAATTTTTTTATTAACTCTATCTACATAAATAGATGGCATAAGATGATTACGGGTAAATGGATGTTTAATTAACCTCACATTTTCACCATCTATAATACCATCTACGATTGGGTAAGAACCACTTGCGTTTATATCATTATTAATAGTATAATTCCAAGAAGAATTGCCTGTCCATTGAATTTTGGGATAGCCAAAGGGAATATTAGTTTCTGAGCCATATCCCGCTATTCTTGTAATTATCTTATTATTCTTAGGTGTTCTGTCGTTATTCTTTAATCCTATTCCTTGTCCTAATTTAAATACATAAGGATTATTATTTGAATCTAATATTTCATTAGATTGTGTACCAAAGAATATATCATAACCGTCTATGGTAAATGGTACTTTATATGTTTCATAACAAACCTTTAATACATCGGCAATCGTTTGATTGTTAAACTGAATAACTTCGCTCTGTTTCCCATCATCTATAAACCCACTTTGTAACGCACAAGACCAACCTTTACTAATTAAATTTTGATTAATTTTAGCAATTAGTTCAGTAATAGTACCCACCCAAAAGAAAGTAGTATCTTCACTTTTATATAAACTCTCATCGCTTGTAACAGCGATATCTGTAAATGGAATATTATATAGCAAAGTTATAGGATGATAAAACGTAAGAGAATATTTTGTCATGCCCTTTAGCTCACCGTTATCTTCTGCAATGCCCTTCTTTAAAATAGTTGGTGGGTTATCTATCTTTAATGAATATTTAACATTATTATACATTACATATTCATTCATAGTAAATACAAGTGTATTAGTTGGATAAAATACGTCACCTTCTATCTTGCCAGACAGAGACATAACGGGGGGGGACACATTAAACTTTCGTAATTTTAAATCATTAAAGTTTGTGCCATCAGCATTTTTAATATCTAATACTAAATTTTCTTCCATTTATAATAATACTTAATTACTACAATCGCTAAAACTAAAAGATTAATAACTAATAAAATATAGCACCAAGATGGTACTTTAGTTTTTACAATTATATTTTCTTTATATATATTAACTATACTATCATTTACAATGGTATCTGTCTTAATTTTAATTCTATCTTTATATACTAATCTTTCTTTATACTTATTTATATAAGTTGTATCATTTTTAGTATATGTATTTATATATATACTATCTTTAACATCTTTTAAAAAAGTATCTACTTGTATTGTATTAACATATCTTAATACATCCCTATCCCTATATTCTATTTTTGATTGCGTTTTACAACCAATAAAAGATATACTTATAAAGATTAAAATTAAATATAATATTTTCTTCATATTCCTTATATTTTTTATTTACCATATAATTCAGCTTCTTTTGCCCTTCTATCTTTTAAACCATTTAATACTACACCACCCGATTTATTCCAACGTAAAAATTCATGTTTAATTTCGGGTAGAGGTGATTTAGCCTTTATTTTTTTTAGTAAAGTAGAGGTTATTAAGTTACCCCAACCTACGTTAAAAGTAAATGATATTAAAGCGTCAAATTGATTTTGCGTAAAAGGTATATTAAGTGAATTAATTTTATTTTCAAAATAAATTAAATCATCTTTTAATAATTCTTCTGCTTTTTCTTGTGTTATGGTTGTTATTGGTGTGATATCTTTTGAGTAATGACCATAACCTATTGTATAATATTTTTCGGTAGGTACGGCTTTATATGCTTTTAACCGTAACCCCTCAACACCTTTTATTAAACTTATACCGTTATTACTTATTTTCATTATTATTTTCTTTACAAGTTTCGCATCCTTTTATTTCTTCTTCCTTATCTGAAAAATCTAATTGTTTTTTCAATACAGGACAATCAGCATTTGGAACTTGACATTTATACGCTTGTCTTATAACAATAACCTTCTGCTCGTATTTCCTGTTAAGAGCATCTAAGTCTGATTGAATCTTATCTATTCTTTTGTCTAATTGAGTGATTGTTTGGTCTGACTGCTTGCTTATAGTTTCTATCACCTTGTTTAAATTATCAATCTCAACTGCTTTTGCTTCTGCCATAGCTTTCTTTGTTGCTGGTTTGATAGTTAAAAATCTCAATATTCCTCCGCTTATTGCTCCGCCACTTATAGCTGCAATAATAATTTCTGTCCAATCCATAATCACTACATTTTTTGACTTGTTGTTTGTTTATTTGTAGCTAACTGAATTTCGCTACTATTATTTTTAGCTATATTCTCCGCCTTATTAGCATTATCTATTAAGGCTTGTTCTTTTTCTGCTTTTTTCTCTTCCGCCTTTTGTTCTTCTATTCTTGCCAATTCATCAGGTGCTGCGTTTGGGGATGCATCTACTATACTCTTAGTCGATAGCCATTTACTTTGCATTGCTAGATTCGTAATCTTAGTGGTATCGCTTTCCATTGACCATGCTTCTAATGATGCACTAATCTTTAAATCATTATACTTATTATTGTTCTGTTCTAATGATAAACCTTCCTGAAATAAATAAACCATTGCGTTTGTAAAGTCTCTCCAATCGGCAATACTTTGTGTAGCAAGTGCAAGGTCATTTTTCATTGCTAAAAATATACCATTTCCACCGCTACCCGTAGATGTAATATCTTTAGGTGTAATAAAAGATACACTTGAAAATATGGAAATTGATTTTTCTAAGAAGTCAAGATATTCAATCATTTTTTTTGGCTCAGGAAATTCAAGGACTTTTGCATCTTGCTTAGTATCGGCTTGTAGGTTAATTACTAATGTTGAGCCGTCTGTTTTAAATGAGGATTCGTCCATTTCTCCCGTAATAACCATACCAAACGTGCCAAAACGTTTAAGGGTTACAGCGTTGATATTTGCCATCAATTCCCACATTTCAATTGAACTTTCAGCGTATTCCCATGCGACCTTTCCTCTCTTATATAATAACGGGCATCGTGAAAAACCGTGTATTTCGCTAGTTATTTCCCAACCATTGAGAATCCCCTCTTCCGAAGATTCTATAAATCTATAATGATAAGTATCATCATAAGTATCTATAATCTTAGAATTATCATCTGCTTTATAATATAAAGAACAAGCAATTTGTTCACCGTATTCGTCGTAATTAGGTATAACTATATATCCCTCGTCATAACTATATGTTTTTGTTATAAGTTTCTTTTTTTTCTTATCATATCTATAAAGTAAGCCGACATCCCCAACTTTTTTCTGTTTGGAAATAACGTCATACTTAACACTTTCCATGTTGCGATATTCCCATTCTTGCTTTAACTCTTGAAATAGTTCGGTGTAATTTTTATCCTTATTAATATTACATAGCGTAAATACCATAGGCTTATTTGCTAAATGCAGGACGTGTGCTGCGTGGATATTTTTTTGATATGCCGCCGTAACCGTCATGTCATCTATATTAATAGTATTACCACCAACCCTAACCGCAACCTTGGGTATAGACATATTGTATCTAATCTTATGCAATGATGGGTCATATTCCTGTAAAAACATATCCTGAGAAATTTCGGTCATTGTAAGATTATCAAAATCAACAGGGGTCTTAGATGCAATATTAACATTTCTGTGTATATCCGCTTTATAAGTACCACCTCTTGTAAAAGGTTTCTTTAGAAGTAATCTTGAAGGTTCTTCTATATAGTAATTAATATCTTT